ATTTATCAATGAGTTTGGCAAAAAAAGGGCTAAAGATACAGTCAGCAAATTGAATGGCTATGTTCGCTCAATGGCTGATTCTGCCGTCGATGACCAAATAATATATACTAACTTCACTCATAACGTTGTCCTCACTGGTAATGAAGGCCAAGCAGGAATCATCAAATATTTGCAAGTAAAGGATTTGCGCAAGCTCGTCAATTACTGCCTAGAATTTGCAGACTACGAGCATATTGCTTACTACATCATCGCAACCGGGGCACTGACCGGAGCTAGGTATTCTGAAGTTCTTGGGCTAACGTGGGATCATGTTGATCTTAAAAAGCGCGTTGTGCACATTACCAGAACGTGGGATCACAGATATGGCAGCGGCTTTGCTGCTACTAAGAACAAATCAAGTGTACGTGACATCGACATCACGAGAGAACTTGCAGACTTGCTTTTACGTCTCAAGAAAGAACAGCAAGAGGTCTACCTTGCTCAGGGATATCGTGATAGCAAACAACTATTATTTCGTAGCATACGGCATAACATGCTATCGAGCACGGCAATTAATAAGGATCTAAGGACGATCGAGAAGACTCTCGACATTTCCCCCGCGATTACTTTCCATGGGCTTAGACACACTCACGTTTCCTATTTGATTGCCAATCACGTTGACATTAACTATATTTCAAGAAGACTTGGGCATGCCAATACAATGATCACTCAAAAAGTCTACGCTCATCTTCTTGAAGATCAAAGAAAAGAGCAGGTATCCCAGACGCTACAAGCACTTTCGAGACTTTAGCTTGTGCACATTTTGTGCACCGGAGGAAAAAAACAACCGAAAATAAAAGGAAACAAAAATCCCGGAATGCCTTTATACCAGCATTCCGGGAAGCTATAGAAAGCATCTAGAAGCATAAAAACGGAGAGTAAGGGCGAAACTAGATCCCTATTTAATAGACTTTAATAACATTTTGTGCACATTGTGTGCACATCAACAAAATGAATGCAAAACCCCGTCCACAGTTGGAACGGGGCGGAGTTGGCAAGGAATTGTTTTAATCGGGAAGGCCCGCCGAGGGGAGGCAGATTCCTAATAGTATACAGTTCGTATGCGCGAATTATTTTTTGGGTGGGTAGCAGCTTAGCTTGCCAACTCCTAAGGAGCTTTTTACTCCTAGCTATTGGAGTTTTGCTCCTTCACCGTCAGTATTGCACGTCCATACTGGGTATGCAAACAATTTGCTCATAATAAGTTACCTAAGCCGGAGTATGTAAACCTTTTGCTTTTTTGTGGCGATTCTGTCAACTCTATTCACAAAAATAAGCCTCCCGCCCGCGTTACCAAGGGCTGTTTCATATTTGAACTTAAACCCGGCTAACAGTCCTTCTTTTTTGTTCATTTTCAATCGTCAATACGTTCTTTACGATAAATCTGATACAGGTCATTCAATGCACCCCTATGCTTTTTGAGCACCTCCGGCAGTGCTTTGATGACTGGCACCATCTCTTTGTCACCGGCGTGCGCGTCTGGGCCAACTGAGATGTCGTACTGATTGTCACCAAGCTCTTGAAGCGTCTGCGACAGCACTAGAATGAATTCAGTGAATAACTCGTTTTCTGATGCATAATGAAATCCTTCACTCATACCCGTTGCCCCTTTTCGTCAAGATGAACTTCTGTCAGGATCAATCCATCAAGCACTTCGCCAGGCTTCTTTTGAAGTGCCTTCGCAATCGCAAGAATGACCCGCGTGCTAATCTCAATGGCGCGCGCTTTCTTTGCCGCATTGGCAAGTGTCATAGAAGCAATATCACCTTTCTTTGAAACTTGATAGCGTGTTGTCCCTTGTTCTTCAAGATACGCATCGAGCAGGTTGCCATGACGAACAGGATTCAATGCACTTTCAACGTCTTTAGGGTCAATGCCAGCCTCACGATACTTGTCTACGGCCTCCGCTTTTTGCTTGCCTTTTCCATACAAAACATTCATTGCATCGACAATGCTAGGCTTGCTGCTTTGCGCCTCGATTTCAGCTTTCTTTTTCGCTGAATATTCATATCCGGTGACTTGTCGGATCTCGTTGTGCTTATTTCGGCGAACTTGATAAGTGGCGTAATCTTCTTTTGATGTTCCATATTCTAATCTCATAGCCGCTTTTTCTTCATCTGTCAACTCGTCATATGATTTGATGGCGTTTAGAATGGTGCCACTTGAATGTTGTTGAAATACTCGCATTTTTATTCCTCCTATTGTTTAAGCAACTAAGACACTTTTCGGTGTCCACATTTCAATGCCGCCAAAGTCTGTGTCGAAGCGAACTAGCTGAGCCTTTTCAGTTTCGCGAACGATGTTGATGCTTGCTGTGTGGCTCAGAACTGCATCAGCTTCGTCTTGACGTAGGTTCTTCATGATGATCCATGCTGGGACGCCATACACATTGGCGTTGCGGTCTCGTTTTGGTGTGACCAAGCGTTGTGCTGCGGTCAGAACAGCAACATCGCCGAAGCGTTTTTTGTCATACAGCTTGACTTGCCGCCATACTTCTTTGAGCGCGATGCTTAAGGCAATTTGGTAATCCCCAACTTCATCAACGATTTCTTGTGCAATGGCATGTGCTGCCTTCATCATATTGTGCTTGGTCATTTTGATTTCCTCCTCTTCTTTACATTTATATAGTACCATATTCGGTACTAACATACAACCATAAATGGTACTATTTTTGAAAAAAGTGCACAAAAATAAGCCTCCCGCCATTGCTGGTAGGAGGCATTTTTGTTACCGGATATACAGGCTTTCGCCTGGGTAGATCAGGCTGTAGATTGACTTGCCATTGTTAACAGCCAGCGTGTACATGCTGATACTGTACTTGCTGGCAATGCTCCAGAAGCTGTCACCAGAGCGGACTGTGTAGTACGTGTGGCTTACCGGCGAAGTATATCCAGACGAACGCGAGCCATAGCTCTCCCCACCATTCACGCCTAAGGCAACATAGTGATACCTGCCTGAGTAGCTGAGATAACGTGCCCAAACATATGTGCCACGGATATATACGTGATCATAAATCACGCTTTCACCGGGTGCATAGCTACCAACGGATGCATATCCAGTGCCGGCACCCGTGCGGATGTTAACCGTCGCGGACGGCTTGAAAACACCATTTTGCGCATAGTCGGTATCACTGGCTGCATTCGATTTCGCTGGTTGACTTGGTGCCGGTGTTACAGGCACCGACGGAGTTGCTGGCTGCTTCGAGTATCCATTATCGGTCACACCAAGCAGATCAATGTTACCATCGAGGCCTTGCGACAGCCCAAATGCGCTCGTGTACTGCCAAATAGCTACCCCATCCATACTCGGAAAATAACCGTAGTCTGGTTTGGTAGTTGGTAGATAATCACGGTAAGCAGCAATCCAAAGGCTGTTAGGAAATTCTTTCAGAATACGCTGATAATCGACATGTGCCAATGTATATGGCTTGTAACTGTAATACATTGGCGTGTAGCCTTCTGAACGAATGCGCCGCATGCCAGCTAAAATTGCATCCGTATTAGCTGCCATATTCCCGGAAGCACCATCTTCGTAATCCAAAGCAACGATGCTTCCCTTTGGCGTCTGCGCTTTGATACGAGGCATATAACGGTCAAGTGCTTCTAATCCCAACTGGCTACTTGCACCAACTCCATACCAGATGTAGCTATGCACACGTTTTCCTGCCGCCTTGGCACTAGCAATTTGGCTATCATACGTCCACTGATCGATGTACGTACCACCGTAAGTTCCGCCAATCTGAGCTATGACGAACTTGTCTTGATCTGTTCCATATCGTCCACTTGCTCCCTGATACTTCGCCCAATCAGGTCCCTGATCACCCTTGGCCGCACTCACCTGCGATGGCAAGGCAAAAGAAATAGCCGCCAAGAAGGCGACTACCAAGGTGATGAGTTTAGTTTTAAATTTCATGGTGCCCTCCTTATTGCTGTGGAGCAACAGATGATGGTGCCAGCTGAGCCTTAACTGCGTCTGCGGCCGCCTGAGCTGCGGCAGCTACCTTGTCTTGATTAGACGCTTCCTGATCGACCGTCTTTTGCGGATAGGTTTCTGCTAGGCTGTCTTTCAAATTAGCGTAGGATTGTTCAACCGCGTTGGCAATTGTCTGCTCGTCCGCTTTAGTGAAGCCGAGTGACTTCAGACTGTTCTTCACGGCTTCAATTGCGGCCGACTTCTTAAATTCCCCGCTGAGCTTATCAGTCACACCAAGCTGTTCTGCCGCCGTTACCGCAGCATTTGCCAATGGGCCTAATACCTTTACCAAAGTCAGCGCTTGCTTGTTAGCCAGCAACTGTTTTGAGATCCAAGCCCCAATGATTGGGACTGCTGCTACTGCAAGTGATACTAAAAGTTCTGTCCAGTTATTCATCATCATTATCTCCTTTAATGCCTACATGGTCTTCCAATCGAGTAATCCTAACCGAGTGACTGCCAAGCTCGTCATCATGTGTCCTCAGATGTTGTCCCAAATCTGCCAGCGACTGTTCGTGCAACTTGAGCTGACGATTAATCGTCTCTGAAAGCACTTGAATATCAGAGCGTAATGGATCTAAGGCAATCTTTTTGAACAGCCAGCTGCCCGCACTTACACCCACCCCTATGATTGATATAACCTCTGCCCAGTCACCAATCGTGTATCCAAAAAATGTCACTTTCTCACTTCCTTCCATAAAAATAGCCGCTAGCTTTTGCTGGCGACATAGTCCTTGCCTGTAATTTGCTTGTATTCTTTCTCCGTTATTTGCCGCCCCACGTACTGCTCTATCGGGCACCCCCAAGAATGGAGCATACTGCAAAACTCAAAGTCACTCATTATTTACACCATCCTCCAGCTGTGTCATGCGGGCATACAGTGCGGCAATCATCCGCTGCTCAGGTGATGGTCCGGGGAGTGGATGATCATTAGCCGGATCGTAACCCTCGTCAGCAACGATTTTGCCGTCTACAAGAGATGCGTGACCCTCAAAAAACTGAGACACGTCATCTGCTTCGATGATTTGCTGACCGTCTTCAGTTGCACCAATCTTCGCATCATCGGCCATATAAGCCCAATGCAGTAAGCGATCATCTTTAAGCCATACTTTAATTTTCAAAAATGGGCATCTCCTGTCGGATAATTGTCTCGGGTGATGTAAGAAACGGTTCCTCGGTACCAATCACGACTGTCCATTGGGATAAGGTACCAGCCACCTGCCTGAATATAAACATCACAGTTGCTGTGATAAGAAGTTCCTCGCATTGAATAACCAAAACGGTCCTTGTAGTATGGAGAATATCCCGGTCGAATATTTGCAAGCAACTTGTACCCGGTAGACCCTTGAGGGTGAATACTAAACGTCACCGTGACAATATTACCTGTTCTGGCATAGTCAATCGTTCCTTCAGCAACATCAGGATTTGAATATGGTCCCTCGTTGGCATAAAAAGTCACCGCATCCAGCGCCGTAAATGAAGACGTGATGTATTTCGCATTATTGCCGCTGCCAGTTGTGTGGTCCGAAAGCTCCAGTGTTCCCATACTTACCCGGTTGCTATGCATCTTCGTGACTCCGTCTGGTTCCGTGATATACGAATACAGCCCATCCGGATTCAAGGAAGTACGGTATCGTTGTCCGTTACCATTGCCATATGGGTCTTCTACAGTTCCGGTAATCACATAGGAAGACCCATTCAGTGTCAAGCTGCCAGATGTTTTAATGCCAGATCCCTCTATGCTGACATGTTGAAAGGGCACATTAATATCAGGGGAGTTGATCGTTGCACTGTCAATCTCAATTGATTGCAACTTTTTGATGCTAATAACCGCTTGCTGGATGCTTTGGTCAACCCAAGTTGATCCATTATAATACTGCAATGCTGTGGCATCGTTAAGTGTTGTCCCATGCCACCATAGGTCGCCTTTCTTGGGACTAGCAGGCGTGCCAAGTTGAATGTATGTGTATGGCACATCCTTGCTTCCGGGAATGCCCTGAGGACCCTGTGGTCCCTGAGGCCCCTGAGGCCCTTGCGGACCAGTTGCTCCTGCTGGCCCAGTAGGACCCTGTACCAATTGCCAACTGTAATCACTAGGATCATATGAGTCTTCTTGAATGTAATTTGTCATAATCCCCATGCACAAATTATTATCGTTTTCTGAAACATTAAAGTTTTGTTGGACAGAGCAAATGAATGTTTCTGAAATATTATCCGCTAAGAATCCGAGATTCATATTTAGATACATAGTTGATTTTGTAGCAGTCCCAGTGATTGTAAAAATTTTATGATCTGTTGCATCAGTTCCAAAATAAGTTGGAAATTTTCCGGTACGATCACTGGAATCTGTAATTGAATAATCATCAAGACTTGCAGATACACCATTATGGTCTGATCCTAGAATCTTAACGGATGGTTGAGTCCATGAAATTGTTACCTTGACAGGTTCTCCAACTACACAATTAAGAGGCAAGCTGTATTGTTCATATCCAGCTACGCCTTTATAAGAAAGAGTATTTACACCATTTTTATAGGAAATTGTTCCTGCTTGCTGTGCAGAATAAGATAAAAGCCAATTATTCATATTTAGGCTTTGATCATCTAAGTCAGCCCATGCTGTATGAACATATGGTGTCTTGCCATCTGCACCTGCTTTACCAGGGGTACCGTTGGCACCATCGGCACCCTTTACAAGTGTCCATGAATAGTTGGTTGGTGATGTGCTGTCTGTGGCGGTAAAGTCAACATACATACCGATGTAAGTTCTATTGCTATCTGATACAGTAAAGTCGGTTTTACCGTCTGATGAGTTAGCATAAGCAATATGCGTGTAGCTTGACTTACCATTAGCACCAATAGGTCCTTGAATACCTTGGTCACCTTTTGGTCCTTGCAGACCTTGTAAACCTTGAACACCCTTATCACCCTTTGGTCCGGTGGGTCCTTGTACTAGTTGCCAAGAGTAAAGTGCTGGATTAGTGCTATCGGCTTGTGTAAAGTCTGTATAACTACCGATGTACTTGCGAGAGCCGGGTGTATCCAATGAGAAATTGGTTTTACCGTCACTGCTATCGGCGTATGCGATATGGAAGTACGGTGTTTTACCATCGGCACCCGGTTTCCCCGGCACCCCATCTTTACCATCCGCACCGTCTGCACCTTTGATCAGCGACCAGTTATAGTCGCTTGGATTCTTACTGTCGCCAGATGTGAAGTCACTGTAGAAACCAATGTACTTACGGTTAGAAGCAGTGGTTGAGAAGTCGGCCTTGCCGTCTTGGCTGTTTGCGTAAGCAAAGTGGGCATAAGCAGTACGACCATCGGCGCCCGGCTTCCCTGGCAAACCTTGATCGCCCTTTGGCCCCTGCACTAGTTGCCAAGAATAAAGTGCTGGATTCGTGCTGTCGGCCTGTGTGAAGTCTGTATAACTACCAATGTACTTACGAGAACCCGGAGTATCCAGCGAAAAGTTCGTTCTACCATCACTGCTATCGGCGTATGCGATATGGAAGTACGGTGTTTTACCATCGGCACCCGGTTTCCCCGGCACCCCATCTTTACCATCCGCACCGTCTGCACCTTTGATCAGCGACCAGTTATAGTCGCTTGGATTCTTACTGTCGCCAGATGTGAAGTCACTGTAGAAACCAATGTACTTACGGTTAGAAGCAGTGGTTGAGAAGTCGGTCTTGCCGTCTTGGCTGTTTGCATAAGCAAAGTGAGCGTAGGCAGTACGACCATCGGCGCCCGGCTTCCCTGGCAAACCTTGATCGCCCTTTGGCCCCACATCACCATCTTCACCTTTAAAAAGCGCCCAATTGTAATCACTCGGATTGGTGCTGTCAGCTTGTATGAAATCGCTGTACGTACCAATGTACTTTTTGCCATCACCTCCGGATACCGTGAACCCACTTTTGCCACTTACATCATCTGCCCAAGCGGTGTGAAAATAGCTTGTACGGCCATCTGCACCCTTGGCACCAGGAACGCCATCAGCACCATCAGCGCCCTTAATCAATGCCCACTTGCCAGCGTAATCGGCCGGATTGTCACTCGGGACTGACGTTTTATTTGACCAAACGATTGCCATATACTTCTTACCAGCAGGTAGCGCTGACATGTTAGTACCTTTGTCATCATCGGCATAACGAATCCAAGGCCAATACTGCACCGTTTTGGGAATGTTCTTGATTTTCTCAGCCAGTTCACGATACTGAGCGGCAACTTGATCCGTCTCAATCAAATAATCGCCCAAAGTCGCCGTGTGCGTATCCATTGAATAACTGGACTTCAATTCAAGTAATCTTGCCGATAGATATAACCGCTCATTTTCGTCAGCCAAATGCACTGTATCACCAATATCCACATTATCCGGCAGACGCGCTATATCCGTTTCATAGTTGACAACTGGGTGATTGTGCTTCTTTAGGTCGCTCAATGCTGACTGCAAGAGTGAAGCCTGCGTGGTCGCTTCATAAGTGTTGACCCGATTGATATAGGCGCCAGCGGCATCTGGCCTTGCGCCACCGCTTAATAGCCGACTCCACTGCTGGTTGGCTACCGGATCAAGCAATACGCCATCTGAGGTCAATACAAACCGACCATCAGGATCAGTCCATTGATAGCCAGCTAACGTAATTGGCTTCTGTTCGCTCGTGTCCCCGCCTTTAGCTTCCGGCGTGCCACCAGTTGGTGTAATCGCTGTATACAGATCCCAGATGTTACCAGAAGTTACAATCTTGTTGATATCCTTATCAACATACAAGGTAATCCGCTTATCGGCACCAATGCGTTTGTGAATGTTGATGAGTCGCTGTACCACCGAGGTACCATTCAACTGAAAGCTGAACTCCAATTCCGCATGGTCAAATTGCGTTGCCACCGACAAAATTCGCGCCAGTGCTGTATCTGATTCACCAGTCCATTCAAGTGTTCGCTTCAAGTCTGGAATTTCATTCAAGCCAATATCAAATCCGGAATCTGTCACGAAAAAATTAATGTATTCAGCAATACTCATTGGTTTATCGGCTTTGTACGGACCAACCGTTTCATTGATAAGATCAATGCCGGCATCTTCAGCAGTGAAAGTGGTCTCACCCAGTAAAGGATCATGGTTTGATTCCATGATGGTCATGAAAACAGCCTTACCCCGCGTATCTTTGTACAAGACATAATTGCCATAAGCAGCCATGGATTTGACCTTAGCTGAGGTTTCTGGCGTAAATAAAATGGTGCCTGAATACGTTCGCGCACCAGCTGATATCAGTTGATCATCAGTATCATTGACAATATGAATCGGCCCCTCACCAGCTGTGGCGATCCCCAGCAAGTGCCAAGAACGATCAGTGAAATAAAAATCCATTATAGCCACGCCTCCTGCCATTCAACTTGACACGTGTATGGTTTAGCCCAATCAGACTGCAAGACTTGAATCGTGTTTTTGCCTGGCAGCAGCTGGAAGCCTTCCCAGTTGTTACCGACAGTCTGTAAAGTAGGGTCTTCAGCACCATTCAGACTGACAACCCGTTTAGCCACATCAATCTTGACCACATCGCCTTCCTTGAATCGGTTAGGTACGTCTGTCCAATAGTCAACGTTTACCCAATCAAAATAACTGTCCTGCCAGCCCATATTGGTTTCGAGAACATCTGAGAAAGCAGAGAACCATACTGTCCAGCCATCAACTGGCAATGCACCAAACCCAGCAATAGTGAATGGCCGAATAACATTGCCACCACCAACCCGGTCAATACGGAAAGTTAACTGGTCACCCATTTTTGAAATGACGGCGAAACTGTTTGCCCTTGAATAGAGGTCACGTGGTAGCGCTTCATGAAATAGCATTCGCGCATCGTTTCCGTCATGTATCTTGCCTTCGAACATAACTTGGTCATCTGTTGTGCTTTGGTCATAAAGTGCCAACGAAGCAACGATTTTGCCTTCGTAAGTCAAATTGAATTCAACTCGTCCAGCCCAATTTGTCATGGTTGCAAAGCGGATTAGATTACGCCATTCAAAGTTGCCATTCTGTTTGCCATTAGAATTAGCAGCAAGTTTTCCGCTCATTGATGGTCCGCTCCAATAGTTAGAGGGATTACGTTCCGTGTTGGGGTAAGCAATCGCATTGTCATAGCCGTCTGGGCGTCCATAAGAGAAAATGCCTTTTTGTTTATTGGGGGTATCCGGATTATCGCGATAGTTGGGATAAGTCAGCGCGCCATCATTCATCACAATGCCATTAGGTTCATTTTCAAAGTCAAAATAGTATACCCGTTCAGACTTCTGCCGCACAACGCCATCAATCTCGCTGGGCGAACCAAATTGCAAGACTGACCCTTGATCATTGACAAAAGCAACAACCCCATTATCACCATGCATAGTTGCCGTAATAACTGGCTCGACAGGATAAGTGCCACCATTATGAACCGTGATGGTGTCGGTATAGTATTCAGGATCAGCGGGGTTAGGTGACCAAGGAGACACAGTTGATCCTACCGAAACCTTGAGAAGCTTTGTTTGCATTGTTGAGCTCGGACAAAAAGTATTGATAGAAAATTTGGGACTGCCTTCATCAAGATGAACAGCGTTGATAACCCTTGTGAAGCTTAATTGGACATAATCTCCAAAGTCAGCTTGTTGGGGTTGGCTATCTTCTTCCCAATCAGAGCCATTAAAATATCCTGAAGAAACGCTGCCTTGTCCTTGAACGTAAACTGATATAGTGACTGTCATTCCTGCAGTAATCCAGCTTGCTTCGCTTTGACTAACAGTATGCTGAATAATAGATTTGCCCGTATTCACGGATGTGATAATGCCGTTTTGATTTGTTATGGTGCCATTAGTAGACCATATGCTGGGATTCCAATCACTGCTATTTTCCCGGCCAAAGCCAGTATTGGGTAGCTGATTTACTGGATAATTCTTGTATGGCATGTTGTCAAACGTCTGCGTGGCTACCGAGTGCGCAATGCCATCGGGAACAAATAGCGTGAACGAAGATGTAATTGCGTTTCTGCCTTTAGGCACATCGTCAATATCAGAAAAAGTAGCAATCCAATATTTTGATGGGTCATCGCTGAAGGAAACCTGATGACTATCGCCATGAAGGATGCTGTTGAGCTTATAGAATGCCTTTCGGAACGAAAGATTGTCCGCTGCTGCAAGCCTGTAGCCAACAACAATCTCACGAGAAGGGTTACGAGCATACTGGATGAACTCGCCATCTGACTTGCCAATCGTTTGTTTTTCGATTGACTGGCTTAGTAGTTCTCGGCCACTGACTTGCAGCGTGCTATAACCCGGAATCAAGTCTTCAATGTACTGGCCATCTATTAGCATCGCCTCTGCCGGGTGCTGATTATCATCAGAACCCGTGAAGGGCGTTGTCTCTCTGAAATCATACAAAATTAAAATAGCCCCTTTCGTCGATTGCTCATTCGTGTCATGCGACTGAGCTCTGTTTGCATTGGGTTTGCGGTTGCACGAGCAACCTCTCGGCCGTCAATGTACAGTGGAACCTCAATCGTTTGCTTGCGAGTGTAGTTGACATCAAGATTTGAAGACAAGGCCGTACCCTGGACGCTGTTATTAAGCGACTGCAATGATGCGTCAAAGGGAGAAGTATTCACTGCCGGCATCGTAACTGCAGCACTATCAGCAATAGCTTGTGCCATGCTCGAAACGTTCTTTTGGACATTTGAGAACTTGTCAGTAAGCCCTGCATTCAAGCCGTTCATGATGGCGCTACCAGCAGGTATGAGCAGCTTGGCATCGTAACTGATTGGGCCTTTATGCTTGCGAATCCAAGAAGCAATTCCGCCAACAAAATCGGTGATCTTCCCCCAAACTGCTTTGAGGCCTTTGAACAAGCTATCCATGATGGCGCGGCCAGCATCAGCCAGGCTAAAATTACGAAGTGCATTGAATGCTCCTTTGATGCCATTAACTATTCCACTTACCATGCCAGTAAAACCAGACCATACAGCCTTAGCACCATTAAAAATACTAGTAGCAGCTCCAATCACAATAGACTTTATATTGTTCCAAGCTGATGAAAAAAATGATGTAATGCTGTTCCACAATCCGGAAAAGAATCCGGGAAGTGCGTTCCAAATTCCCTCGGCTGTGCTGACTGTTCCGCTCCATAGTCCTGATAAGAATGAAACAACACTGTTCCATACGCCTTCGGTGGTAGACACAATGCCACTCCACAATCCGCTGAAAAATGACGAAAGCGCACTCCAAATAGCGGAAGCGGCAGATACTGCGCCATTCCAAAGCCCCTCTAAAGCTGAAACCAAAGCATTCCAAACAGTTATTGCATAAGTTTGAATAAGGCTCCAAATACCGGAGAAATACGTAACAAGGCCATTCCAGATCTGACCAGCGGCGGAAACAATACTGTTCCAGATAAGCTGGAGATCAGCGCCTAGCTGTGTCCAATTTGCAGTAAGCAAATCAATGACAATAAGAATGGGGCCCATAATAACTGCTTTAAGCATGTTCCAAACACCGGTAGCAACTTGGACAATCCCATTCCAAATTGTCGTCAGAGAACCGCCAAAGGTTGACCATACAGCAGTGGCTACTGCAACTATTCCATTCCAAAGAGTCGTGAAGAATGTGGATAGCGCGTTCCAAACTGCCGTTGCCGCGGTAACAGCACCTTGCCAGATAGCTGAGAGAGCGGTTGTGAATGCCGTCCAAGCAGCTGATGCCGTGGTCGTAATCCCAGTCCATAGATTGCTGAAGAAACTAGTAATTCCGCTCCAAGCTGTCTGAATGCCGCTAATTGCAGATGTAAACGCACCCGATATAGCATTCCAAACAGTTTGCGCAACTCCTACAAGTCCTTGCCAAGCTCCTTTTAACCACGAAACAAATCCCGACCACAGTTTTTGGCCGGTCTGGGTTTGGGTAAAGAAGTACACCAAACCAGAAACCACTGCTGCAATCCCAGCAATCAAAAGTACCCACGGATTCATGCCTAAGATCAATCCGAAAGCCTTCCAAATACCGCCAGCAGTTTTCGCAATCGTTCCAAAATTAGTAACAACAGCGATAACGCCACGAATTGGGCCGATCATCCTTGAAAAGATTCCGATGACACTGGAGAATCCTCCAAGGGCCAAACTAATACCCTTAAAGGCTCCCACAACTCCTAAGATTGCCACTGCAAACGACTTAACAATGTCGTTTGCAAATGCTGCTTTGACAATAGCTGCAATTGGCTTCAGCACGTTAACAACACCAGTTAAAGCTGCCTTAACACCTTCAAAAATTGCTTTCCACGGTAAGTTAGCAATAATATCACTAACAGTTGTGATGGCTCCCATGGCTGCATAGCCAAAGTCAGTGACGGCTTGCTTGATACCATCGAAAACTCCCGAAAGCTTCCCACCACCAAACACCGAATTGAACGCATCGCCAACTTTTTGAGCAATGCCAATCAGATTGACAAATGCAACATTAGCTAAGCTGCCGACCAGGTCCCAGATGGTATGAAGAACGGATCCGACCCCTTGAAGGATCGAACTGAGTCCACTCATTGATTCGCCCTTGCCTAGGTTGCTAAGTTGAGTCCTGATGTTCAGAATCAGGGTCGAAAACGGTGAAAAGAAGCGACCAATTGAAGCAAGAACTGAATCGAAGTTAATGGCTCCGATCTTATCAATAATGCCGCTAATGGCTCCAATTGCGATTTTAGACATGGCCTGCCAAGCGGGCTGGAGCTTGTTTGCTAGCGTTTCTTGAAGACCGTCCATCGCTTCGCCGACTGTCTTGTAACTCGTGGCCATCTTCTGGAAAGCCTTGCTGTTGCCTGCCTTTTCGATACCATCAAAGAACTGCTGCGTGCTTATTTTTCCGTTTTGAACATTCTGAACCAATTCTTTGGTACTCATGCCCATTGCCTTGGCAACAGCGGCCATACCAGCAGGCGTCTGTTCTAGCATCAGACGGAAGTCAGCCCACTGAACCATTGGCTTTGCGGCCATTTGTGTGCCTTGCTCCATCAATGTCTTCATTGCTTGCTTAGGATCATCAGTGGCCGCAGCAAGTCCGCCCATGCCTTTGACCAACCGTCCGACACCTTTCACACCAACCGATGCAAATTGAGCATATGCAGAAGCCATGTCAGAAGAACTGTAGATGGTCTTTTGTGCGTAACTCTGCAAGGACTTTTCAATCGTTGAAATTTCTGCGGGCGTTTTGCCGAGGAACTTCATGTTGCTCTCGAACGTTTGCCATGCCTTGCTGGAAGCATCAAGTTCACCGGCCATGCTTTTGACACCTGCACCAATCGCGCCCATGACCTTGGTTAGGCCAATGGCTCCAGCAATCTTACTCACAGTTGACACAAAGTTGCCTGCTGGTTTCGTTGATTTTTCAAAGCTATCACCGACCTTTGACGCAGAACTCGCGATATTCTTAAAAGTCCCCGAAAAGTTGCGGTCAACGGCGGATAAAATTGCTTCAACGCTAAAACTGTCAGCCATGTGCTCCCTCCTTTCTTTCAGATAACGGAATGATTTTTCCTTCGCGCTTCAAACGCTGAAATTCGGCCATCCGTTTTGCAAACACTTGAGCTCTAGCATGTTTGAGCTCGGTTGTGCTCATCTGTGATACTTCATAATTGGGCTCATAATTTGATCGCACGCTATCAATAGCCGCTTTCTTATCAAAGAAATCATCAAATGTCTTGAACTTAGGCTTAGGATTCTTGCTACCGGTGGTTGCCTGCACTTGCTGGTTCATCCATGCTTGCTGTGCAATTTCGTTCTGTCTGTCGACTTGCTTAAGCTGATATGCTTCCATGCGCAGTTCGTATTCAACAAGCGTCATACGTTCAATGTCTCGAATATTAGAAAAGCCTAGATAGGCAAAAGCGTTCAATAAGATTTCATGATACGTTTCTTCACTACTCTTTTGAACGCTTTCGTCCTCATCTAGGCCTTCATGTTTTTTGCTACTGCTTTTACTGCGTTGGCGCTGTTCATTTCATCTTTAACTTGCTTAAATAGCGAATCTAAGTCTGTATTGCTGTCAATAAAGTCATCGACTTCATTAGCTGACGGGCGTTTCTTAGATGCCACAGTAGCTGAATAAATGGTGTCTGCTAAAACAGCAGCATCATATGCATTCAGACCAGCTAGTGCCTTTGCAACACCCATGCCAAAGTTAATACCATGCATGACGGCACCCATATTCTTATCCATTTCGCGAACAAATCGGACGCCAAAGTTGAGCTCATATTCTTTACCGTTAATGGTTAATTGCATGATTTAAAATCCTTTCTTTTAAAGCCGCCCGGGTTTCACCCGCACTGTGATTTTCTTAGGCGACTTGTATCAATTAATTAAGCGTGCGAAGTGGTGGTAGTAGTTGTTGTTTCGTTCGTACCCGGATCTGTGTCAGGGTTCCACTTGTCACCGCCGCCGGTGCTATCAAGGCTAGTGACCTTGCCGACTCCAAGGAATACGTAATCGACCTGTTCCTGAGTTTCGCTGTCTAGCGTTGTCCAGCCACGCTTTGGTGTGCCGTTGACTGAGAATGTGACATCGCGAGTAGAGTGATCATCAGGGTCGTTGTCGCTGCTGTCTTCTTGAACGGTAACTTGCATGTACCATGCGTAATACTTGCCAGCAGAATTCTTACGTTTGCGGTAGAGAATCCAAAAGTCGAGCAATTCTCCGTCAAACAGTGAGTCATACATTACGTCTGCAATTGCAGCCGTGTTGTTGAGGAACTCGACTTCAAGATCGGTACTTGCAGAACTACGTGTTGCCACATTTCCGTCCTTGGTAACAGTGGAATCACTGTCAACAGACGGATCAAAGGACAGCGAAGTCTGCCAAGGGATAATTTGGCCGCTAACCTTTGCTTGATCGCTATGTTTGCGAGCCAAGGCAACAACGTCCATGCCTTCTAGCACTTTTAATTCATTTGCCATGTTATGGCCTCCTATAAAATATTGAGATTGAGTATCAGCGTGGCTCGGTTGAGAACCGTGTCAGGGACACTCTGGTCTTGTGTGAACTCTTTTGACTGGTCTTCTACACGTCCATAGAATCGGTAATCATCAGTTAACACTTGCCCAATCGCGGCACGAAAAAAGCGCTCCGCCATATCAGATACGGTGAAACGCTGTTTTTTGTCGCCCCAGATGTCGATGGTGATTAGCACATTGCCATTGAGTGACGTCTTTGTTGCAGTAGGTACAACTTGAATATCGCCAACAATGACGAATGGATATGGGGCGTTCTCCTGCTGCATGGGCAAATGGTCATAGGTCTTGTACCCGGACGATTGCGAGAAAGCATAGAAGTAGTCGTATAGCTCTTGTTCTGGTGATGTGATTTGAATCACCTACTTTGCTGCTTGTTTAAGCTGATTAATAAACTGCACTTTCTGATAAAGGAATGCAGGCTTCAATACAGGACGTGCCCGCATGAAACGGGTCCCGTTTTCGGTGTATGGGTTGTATTCCATTGACATGCCAACTATGCCCGTTAGACCGCCATCTTCAAGCGATAACTTGATACCACGCTTTGTAGCACCAGTAGGATGAGCATACACAGTGCCCGTCATTTGCTGAGAACGAGTCTGGAGCTGTGCTGTCTGCTGCTTGACGATCTGTTTAACAACTTCCATTTTCGCTCGCTTAAGCAGACCTGCTACCAGTTTGTCCATGCCTTTTATCTGCATATTGTAGCTAATGCTAGCCTTGCTCATTTCGTCTCACCCACAATCAAAGTAGCATTTTGAAGCGGGACGCGGGCAGTATTGAGAACGTAGTGTGTTGCATCATCATCAATCGTTAAATAGCTCCAATTGACGGTTATCGGCTCAACTAATCGGATTACCTTTGCCTTTTTAGCATAGTTTCCGAATAACTGAGCGCTCTTGTCGGTTACCATGTCGGTGACGCTGGCAACAGCGGTGGCAACCTTTTTCACATCACCGTATTGATGTGTTTGCGGATCATATTCTTCATCATCAAGCCAGAATGTAACCTCATGATCTAACCGCATACGATCACCTCTTTGGATAGCCAGAAATGAAGCTAACGGTCCCAAGAGACTTGGCATTCTTCCCGTTGGCTTCTCTCCAGTCATTGATGTCGTCAGCGAAATCATCGAAGTCATTAGACTTGAACGTGAACGACTGCCCTTCCTGCTCATAAGACGTCATGCCTTCGTTCTTACGCCGGTTATATCGTCGCACGCAGACTTCCAAGGCAATATAGGCTAACTCATTAGGAAAGGCCTCATCCGTTCGCAAACCGAGCTTAAATCGCAAGGCTTGCGTGGTATTTTTGATGATGAGGTTAAGCACATCATCCTGTGTGTCAGTTTTGATTTCCATAATCGTCTTCAAATCTGCAAGTTTTATTGGATCGCTTTCTGCCATCACTTCACCGCCTTTATTGCTTGAGCGTACTTGTATGAGCACTTCAACTTATCAACGAAGCTAAGGTCTTCACCAAACGGGACTCGATCGGTGTACTTGCCCTTAAAGAAAAGATCATGCATATCACCGGTAACACCAGCATTGTGCATGATCTTGGTTTCATTCCACCGCTTGACTGGATCGGTAGCCCAACAAAAATCTAGCTCATCACTGATGACGGGCCCAATGTTGAAATACATCATATTCCATAACTGTGACCACATTTCAGCAGTCCATTCCTGAATATTACTATCGACCGTTCGCAAGTATTGCCACAGTCGGTTGCTGTCGGCATACACCTTTCGCCAGTATTCTGCTGACGGGTGACTGATGATCCATTGAGCACCGCCAGAATTATTGTTGATCGTCTCAAGCGAAGCTACCGTAACGCCGACAATGTCAGCCATGCGTTTCAGAATCTCTTCTCCGTGTTCGCACTGCTTGATATAGTCAACGCTGATATAGCTAAGCGTGTTGCTACACAGCCAGCGATCAGGCCGTGACTTCAATTTTCGGAAGTCTGGCCGTTTCCTGAAGATCACATCACTATCAAAGTAAAAGTAATCTTCATTCTGACGTTCTGTATCTTCTGCCAAGTATTGCCACCAGAGCCACGGCTTCACAGATGGGATGTATTGCTTGTCTGCGCGCTTGTCGGTATACGTGTGTACTTCTACGCCATATTTATTAGCGAGCGTTTCTGGCACCTTAGAATCATGCACAGTGAAGAGCAAAACGACATTCTTCATGTCAAAGCCGACACTTTGCAGATTGGTTAGGCAGACTTCCAACTCCCATTCAAAACGTTTAATGGCCGGCTGACATAAAATAAGCTTCATTCTGTCCTCCAATCAGCCGCCCGGTTTCCCGTACTGTCCTATTTCGATAGGCGACTTAGATCAAATCAATTAAACGTGCGAAGTGGTGGTCGTGGTCGTTGTTTTGCCTGGAACGAGCACTTTAGCTTGCAAGACGTTCTCGGCTTCTGGGAAGCTAGGAAGTGCAGTGGCTGCCGCTTTTTCCCAGGTTGCAATTGGATCTTGCGTGGTTTCGTAAACGGTGGTGAACACATTGCCAACAGTGCCCTCTTGAACACCTGAAGTTGAAACCAGCCGGGACTCTTCAGGGGTAGGGCCATAGACGGTTTGCCCGAGCTGGTCATCGCCAAAGGCTACCAAAGTGTCTTCCGGGAAGTACCGTTCAACGGTATAGAGACCATTGGCTCCCTGCTTGCGGTACTTGGCATCATACGTCACGATGGTTGGCAAGCCGAATGACTGCATAACCGCATTGAGACTGCCAACACTAGGCAACAGACCTGCTGTCTTGAAGTAGTCAGCAAATGCATTACTCCGAATCATGGCAGTCTGCACCTTGGAAGAAGTCAGGATACGCGTTGGCACGTAGTCTAGCAGTGCAAACCAATCTTGCAAGTCCTTAATCGGATCAGCACCATTAGCATCCCAAGAAGTAGTTGCGGTAACTTGGTGTTCTTCTGGAACATGATAATCAACATTGAAGTTGAGATGGTTCTCATTGATGGTGATCTTCCCAGTTGCCAAAGCCTCCATGCGCATCTTTTCAACGCGCGCATAAACACCTTGAACCAAAACATCCAAGTCGTTGTACACAAGGCTGGTCAGGTAGTTCTGTTCAGCCGGGGTGCGTGGATTGCGTAATGCGATCAGGTCCTTTTCCTTAAGTTGCATCTTGCGTTTGATGTAGCCAAGTTCAGCGGCCTGAACACTCGCTTCACGACTGCCAATCTCCGCTTCTGTATCGAATGCAGAAATAGACGCCACGATAGGTGTCTTAGACCCACCACGAAGAAATTCGAAATCCAACTGATTAATTTTGGTTGATGGGAACAAGGTGTCCCCAAGCAATTGCGGGTACTGGCGGTTTTGAACGTAATCAAGTACCGTCTTTTGATTAAACAAATCTAAAATAGCTGGCATAAGTTAATCCTCCTTAGTCAGAAACGTGGCTGAATTTGATTTCTTTCAGCGCAGTGATAGCATTACTGGACGGCTTGGCTGGCAAGCGAGCTGCGTTAACATATCCTTCAACGATGACGCCTACCGGTTGAGAACCATCACTGACGTCAACATCATTAATGGTCACACCGATTGCCGTTGCATCGTTCTTTGGATAGATAGAACCTGCTGGCAATACACCCTTTACGACACCATCAGTTGAACTGTCGGCTTGGCGAGTGAATGAAACGAATTTTTCGCTATCCAAGAAGTTGATCTCGGATGCGGTTACCTTTTTACTTGCGTACATAAAAGTACCTCCTTATTTTTGTTTCCATGGGTCGTTAACAACTTGGCTCTGCTGATTCCGTTGTTTAGCAAATGCCGCGCCCGGCGTCTCCACCTTTGAACCATGCGTTTTGGGCGTGCTGCCCTTAAGCAACTCTTGACGAACACCTTCAGCCACTGCCTGATCATGCGCAATGAGCCACTTTACGTTCGCCTCAGTAGATTCTGCCTCTGGCGTTACAACGTGCTGCAAATCGTCCTCAGTGACTGTAATCTTGGCTTCCTCAAACATCGATCGAGCCTGTTTGCCCATTTCGTAGGTGGCAAGCTGTGACTTGAGTTCGTCTCGCTCTTTTTGAGCCTTTTCTAGCTCATAGTCCTTCTTCTGGTCGGCATTCATCTTGGCCAGTTTTGCAGCTTCGTCAACGGCAGCTTGCTTTTCCTTCTCGGCACGAGCAAGACGTTTTTTAACAATATCGTTGACCTGCTCATCGGTGTAGGTATGCTGATCAGAGCTTTCATCAGAACTGTCTTGGCTATTTTCCGAGTCTTGAGTGTTGGTGTCATTTTCGCTTTGAGATTCGCCGTTTTGCTGGTTCTCTTGACTACCGTCAGCACCAGTATCTTCAGCGAAAAATTGCAAATTCATCGGCATTAAAATCTTAGGAATCATGTTCAGAACTCCTTCCACAGCTTTTTAGACGGATCAGGCTTGCGTCTTAATTTACCGGAGCTTTTAGAGTCGATCACGCTTGGACTTGATGGCATAAAAATAGTTGCTAGCTTCGGCTTACAAAAATCCTTTACGGCGTTGTTCACGTCTGGATTGTTTATCAATCTCGCGTTCGCTCGGCACCGCCAATTTTTCGGCAAGCAATTTGCCATCTACCGAAAACCCAGATGGTTCGTATGTTTCTTCGAAGATACCAGGCTTGCACGGATAGAATTCGCCATGAACGCCCTTGATGATGTAATCGCCAACTCGAGCGGTCATCGTACCTTCAAACGTTGGTATCTTCAAAACCGGGTTATCTGGATCTTCATATGACACCCTAACCGGATCTAATCCAAGGACGTCATTGTATTTCCTCCTCATTTAAACGAGATGTTCAGCTTCTGACCAGTTTCAAAATGTTGCTTAAACCATCCTTCTCCGCTCTTTGGTTCAGTTCTGACTTTGATGATGATGTCTTTGGAGTTTTCTCTCCCGACTTCATCAATTTCAATCTTGATGACCTCATCAGGGTTCAAATCATTAGCGATACTCTTAATCGCGCTTACCAGTATCTGATTATCGATTTCAATTTTTGGTAGTTTCATGATTTCCTCCCCAAAACAAAAAGGCCGCCAACGCCCAGCCATTGCTTACGCCCCAGCCATTCGGTGATTGCCTTTAGTTTCATGTCAGTTTTATTCCGTAGTTTTTGACCGGCGTTTGCGAGCCGGAATATTAAAAAAGCACCACGAGGGCGCTAATAAACACGTTCATCATAATCATCTGGCTTTTCTACTGGAACATTGGTTGCGATCGCCTTGTCGATTAAATCTCCCAATCGTTTTGCACCGGCAATCGTTACACTCCATCCATCTCCGCTAGTTACATCAAGATATTCATACAACGGAAAATCGTCATCAAAGTGCGTATAGTACCGGTTGATTGCATCAGATAAAAAAATTTCTGCCCCATCTTCAATTGAGATCATCACAGTCACCCCTTTAACATGTCGTCAATAATATTGTCGCACACTTTGCACGCGTTAGGGAACATCTCGCGTATCACCTTCAATGATTCTGGGTTTGCCGCACGTGCCGACGTATATTCAGCGAAAAACTCGGTTTCTTGATTTCCATAGGTCTTCCAATATGAAGCCCCATGCCCAGCTCCCCAAGGATATGCGTCGCCCGAATATCCGGTAGCTTCGATTACATCTGAAGCATCCGAGTACGCCTTCATGTTTTTACGAGCGGTAGGCTTCATATCGTATACCTTCTCGCGCAACTCTTTTAGGCCCCGGAACATACTGTTTTCTTTAACAAACCACGCTTCCTTCTCGGCCTTTTTACGTGGTTTTTTACCCAATTCATCAGGAGAAATGTGTTCACCATTTGTAGCCCATTGCCATAAATCTGCACGTATCGTAGACCCCAGCTTATATGTCGGATCGCCGCTGGTGTGGCTATACAATTCTTTTATTTGGAAAGTCGTACCATGCATACGTTTCTTGAATACATTGCCGGTATGCGCAAACATCTTGCCCTCACGTTGATACAACGACTGAGCATCAATTGCATGCCCTATTTCGTGAAACACCGTTTGCATCGGGGTTGAGATGCGACCACCATCAAAGCTGGCCTGTTCAAGCTGGATAGTGATTCCACTAGCATGCGCACGCCCATTCTTTAATTTGTTAAACTTTAACTCTTTTCCATATTTGGCATATAGTTTTCTTAGCTGTTGATCATTCATTGACGCAAGGAACTTGGTGAACTGAGCCGCATTTTTTGCACCAACTCCATCTTCCATTGCAGTAAACGGATTGCTACCGTTTTTCGTTAACTCATCCGCTGATGTTCGATCGCTGCTTTCACGCTCGAAGTCGTCTTTATCAAAGTATGCCGCAATGGAGCATCGGCAATTGGGGTGGACGGGAATATCTGGCACATCATCTACGCGATAAATGCCTTTACCAGTTCTGCCACCTTCTGAAATCTCCTTGCATGCGTCACACGCGCTTGGCTCAGCCACCCATTTGCAATAGTCATAGCCGAACTTGTTGAAGCTATCTAATTGCGCCTGTGTTTGAATCCGAGCTGACTCAGTACGTGCAATTCGTTCTGTCACATAGCGGTGATTGTTCACCGTTTCTGCCACTTGACCGCGTAGCTTGCGAGCAATCTTTAGTGGGCTCTGTCCTTGAATGGTGGCGGATGTCAGCAGTTCATCCAGTTCAGCCTTAAGAATGTCTTGGTTGATCCAGATGCGCTGTGAGAAGGTGTAATCTCCCTCTCGTTTGGAGAGTAACTTGGCTAAATCAGTGTACCCACCCCTAGATACCGTCTCTCCAAGTATTCCGGCTTGCCGTTTGATCTCGGATTGATAATCATCACTCAATTTTGAGATTAGATCAGCGTTCACTTTCATGTGTGCATCAAGCATTTCTTGACCAATCTCACTCTTGAGCATTTCTAAGCGATTAATCCGCATGGTAGCGTTGTATAGCTTGAGACGATCATTGACATCCTTGCTAAAGTCGGAATATTTGAGCGGTTCTCCGTTATACATCTTTCTAGCATCATCGACAATCGACTTTGCTTCCGCTTGATAAGCTTTAATGTCGGTAGCCATCACTGCTTGACGCGCACCGGCCATACTGTCGTTGCTATATGCGGCATACTTGGCAAGCTCTGAGTCAATATCCTTTTGGATGTTGGTTAGGGCTTTGTCAAAATATTCCTGAATTCGGGCATTAAACGCCTCGTCATTCTTAAGGTTCTCGGCAATCCACTTTCTCTCTGATGCTGTTCGCTTATTCCAGTAGGCAGAATTACTCGCTATCTGTTGTTGAGTCGTTGTTGTCATCATTGCCACCACCATTCAGCAATTTCTGGAAGTCCGGGCTTGACGGACTATTAGCAGCAGCGTCTTTTGCTTTCTGGGCGGTCTCATCAGCCATGCGTTTCATTTCGGCCTTGGGATCATCGACAAATGATAAGGTGCTAAGCATAGTCTGATCTGATACGAGGCCTTTTAGTTTAGAAGCCGCGTCCGCTTCGTCGGTAATGTTCTCCGGAAGATTTCGCGTGAATGCGAAGTTAAGCTTTTGCCAGTCATCAGATTTACTTTCTGGAAGGATTGTCCCAACACTGAATGCGATCTTGTAAAGCTCCCGGAGTGACTGAGTAAACTTACGGTCCTGATTGGCCGCTAGATTGCGCATTGGTAGCAATTTGTATTGCAATGCAACGCCAGAACTATTGCCGCTGAATGCTTCATCGTTCAAGTTTGCAACCATGCTGATCTGATAGATCATGCTGATGAGGCGATCAATGAGGTGCTCTTGAATGGCATCGCCATCAGGTTTGGTCAGAAATTCAGCTACGCCTTGAGCAGAATCAGCATCCGGAGCGTAGATAATTTGGTTGCCGTTAAGATCTAGTATGGGATTACCGTTTTCGTCCTCAGCTAGTTGCAAGCCTTTTAGAACCAAGTACGCGTTGTCAAAATATTCATTCTGATTTGCTTTTTGGCTGAGCACTTTATCTAGTGCATTGATTAACGTTTCAACGTTCTCAAAGATGCCTTGACGCTCAGTGTTCATGAAGAACTCAACTGCCGGCACTTCATTAAACGGGTTAAATCCGTCTGTCCCTTCAAAGCGAACCATATCAAGGGAGTATATGCCGTCTTTAAGATACACCTTGCCAGTTAAATTGTTGTCTTCGTCGTGCCAATACATGACAAACGCAATAGCTTTGTGCGCTACCGTGTCATCATAGATGAGGAACGAATTGATAGGCGAGCTGTATGCAATACACGTATTGCTGTCTTCGTCTTGGTACAAAAAAGCAAGCGCCCGACCGTAAATGGATGCTTGCTTGCTGATTTCGGCTAATTTGTCCTGAACGCTGTTCGTATCGTTCCACTCTTGCAGCACGGTGTTGTCCTGTGTGTTGTCGAGCGTGATCTTTGGTGGAATGCCAATGTAAAACCCATTGTAGGTATCAACAATATAGTGAGCCAAGTTGCCAACAAGACGATTGTCTGGCCCATGATCCTTTTTCGCATCATCAATAATCTGATGCTGACCGAGGTACATTTTCTTTGCTGGAAGGTACTTGTTTTTAGCTAGATCATCATTGGCAGTAATAAACGCATTGATGTCATCGCCAGTCAGCTCTTCATCAGTCGGGAAAATGAACACGTCACCGTCTGTAATTGAGCCTTTCCCTTGAACTGTTAATATGATGGCCACCTCCTTAGAAGTATTTGCTTGTGTTCTTGAACGTATGAGCTGCATTTCTCCGTTTGATTACCTGCATGACAAAATACCTCATGGCGTCCATGCAATTATGAACAATAAAGCCACCATCAACCGCAAAGTTGTGGTGGCTTTCGACTTCCATGTTATAAACATCTGCAGTGCCAATTGGCCTAACAGATTTAACTCTTACCCCATCGCGTTTTAAGGGTGGACTTCCTTTTGCATCTATCACTGCACGTCTTCCTTTTTGAATATTTATTTGCCAAAAATTCTTTACCGCAAATCACACAAACTCGAAGCTCATCATCCAAATGATGGTCACGCCGCCATTGCGACTTGCAGCGATTTGAGCAAAAACGATTATGGTTTTGGTCCACAGTTTCATACTCTCTCCCGCATTGTTCACAGACTAGAGTTGATTTTTTGTAAAACAAGTTTTTCATGCTTTCATAGTGCTTTTTATGCCACTCATGACCAGCATCACTCTTATGCCACTTAGGAGCCGCCTTTGCACCAGCTGCCGAGAATCGTGCAACCATATCTGGATACTTTGTCTTGCGCTCTGTCATGTGCAATTTCTCGTGAGAATGAGCTGACAATAGTTCGAGATTACTAATATCATTGTTGTCTTTATCCTCGTCTACGTGATGAATGTGTGCACCAGACGGTATCTTCCCATGAACGCTTTCCCACACAAATCGATGTAGTCTTTCACGCTTCCCGTCAATCAAACTAGTGCTCAAATAATACCCAGTTTTATTGTCTTTGGTGAACCGGAAACCAGCATATTCAACAGTCTTCATAGCCTTATTATATCATAAAGAAGTATCCTATTGCATTAACGAACACGAACTACAATATCTTCTGGCGTCAAGTTTATTAGCTCTTTCCATCCATTTTCAGTAAGAATCAGATGGTCACCGGTTGCCCTAATTTTAGACCCATCTTCAAGTTCCAACTCATAAATTGCAGCATCCTTTCTTGTTTTACGAACATTAGAAAACTTGCCAACCGTTGGCTTGCCATCATTATCCACGCAATAGACTGAGCCACTTTTACCGACCAGATCCTCAATTGCAATATCCCCATCAGGAGTATTTACAATCGTGTCGCCGGTCAAGCAGTGGTCATGTGCCTTGACCACTTTGTCTTCACCCTTTTGACTGGCCTTGTCATCCCACACATAAGAAGCGAACTCTTTGAACAGATTAGTTAGCCCAGGTGTGAACTTGATCTCACCAGAGTTCATAGCTGTTTGCGTTTCTCTAATGCCGTTTAGCACATCGTTATCAGCTTTAATAACTCGATACCGGCGTTCTCTCAATTTGGTAATAAATGAAGCCGCTGATGGATCAACAATCACTTCACAGCGTATGTCACCGACAAATTGGCTGAAATCCCGAGCGTATTCATCATCTGTCTTCTGTCTGCTGCTATGCCGTCCATCGTAGTAATACTCTTTGAGGCAATACCAAACAGACCCACATTTACCCCAAAGTAAGAAAACTGTGGGGTTCTGTGTGCCATAGTCAACACTGACATAGTATCGGCTTGGCTGCTGGCTTGGATTGCTGACCATCTCGTCTTTATTGAAGTTGTCGTAGACAATTCCATCAGCCAGAACCCATTGTCCCAGAATATATCGCTGGTAAAACACTCCTGAGTACATATGTTCGTACCTGTCAATAACTTCATCGCTCAGGCTTGGATTGTCCGTCATCACAAAGTGGAGACGCAATGCGTGTTTATCGTCTGCTTGATCAATCCAATCAGTCTTGAACCAGTGATATGGGCCCTCTGGGTTCATATTGAACCAGTATTTGCCGCCAGTAACGGAAACACGCGCTGTCGCTTGATTGACAAACGACTGTGGCATGAGAGCTGCTTCATCAAAGAACATTCCGGCAAGTGTGATCCCTTGAATCAGATCTTGGCTGCTTTCATCTTTACCGCCGAATAAATAGTAGAGGTTGGTTCTTCCATCAAGGCTGATTTCCAGCATGTTTTCTGAACGCCGATCCACAACCGAGAATCCCACTTGTTGCAACGTTTGTTTGAGTGGCCTAATCACATTTCGGCGCAATGATCCAATGGTTTTGCCGGCAATGCCAAATTGCTCGTGGTCAAACATAATCATGCTCCACAGAACATAGCTGATCGACATCGCAAACGTCTTTCCGGAACGCACAGCACCATCAGCAATGATTGTCTGCTTGTCTGGATAGCGGCGCCACCAGTTGATGATGTCTAACTGTTTCCCTTTGAATTGATCAATCGGGGTTGTCATTGACCTCACCGTCCTTTGGAATGCTTTCATCAATTGCGGATAAAAGCTTGTTCAGTCCTCCATATTGGCCTTCTGGAGTGCGGTAAGCGCTAGCTTTTGCTTCCATGATGTCAGCCTCAGCTTTGGACTTGCGAACGTCAGCCTTAGTTTTGGCAATCTGCTGATCTTCTAGTTCCTTGCTTGAGTTCCTGAGCATACCCTTATACTTCAAGTACAATTCAAGAGCTTCAACCTGCTGCTTAGGACCAGGCGAATATTTCATTGTCGTGTCCTCAATCATTGCCTTTTTAAGATTATCATATGTCGAGCTTCTGGCAGTGATCTCACGGCCCATGCCAATATCAAGCAAGTGCGTAATTGCCTTTTCGACATCGAGATCAGCCTTCCGTTCAATCGGTTGTAGTCGCTTTTTGATGTACTCTTGAATTTTAGGTGTTTTTAGGGTCTTACCGGCGTTTGCTCCGATGTTCTTAGGAGAGTACCCAGCGGCTCTCGCGGCCTCTGTAGCGTTGCCTCCGTTGGTAAGATAGGCATCAGCGAATGCTTTCTGCCGCTTGCTTAGTTTCATCACATATCACCACACCTCCCGAGCTGTGCTCATCTGTCTATCCCTTCGTGTATTGTTTGATCTTGTCAACTTGCAAGTCGCACCATTCATCATGTGTGCCGTCTGCCTTGTAAACTGTTACGACTGGCATTGATCGGTATCCCAGCTTGCGGAACCGTTCGTAGTCGTCCGCGTCTGCTGTAATGGTTGACACCGGCATGACTCGTGACAGCTTGAATACTGTTCGCCGGCACTTTTGACAGCCAGGCCTTGTGTAAATGATTGCTTGTATTTTCTTTTCTTCTCTCGATAGTTTCTCAATGATTGATCGCTCTGTACTGCATACGTAACCGTATCCGAGGCGTTTCATTCCATTAGTTGAGTTCATAGGTGCACCTCAATCGCGTGTCGTCATAAACAAACGCATACAGTAAATGCTTGCCTGTGGTGAAGCCATTCTTAATCTCATAGGGATCATTTGGCTTTGCCGTTCCAAGCTGACGCCACATAATGCCACGATCATCTTTAAACCGCTCGCTATGATAGTGCCCTGAGTGAAGTTCGTATGTTTTTGCCATATTGAATATCTTTTTGTACTCAAATGGAAAAAGCCCTGTCAGCTTGTCCTTGGCTACATCTCCGTGGGCGAGCATAATGCCAACATGCCCTAGCAAGTATGCACAGCGCCAGTCGGTTGCCGGATTACTGTCATTGAGATCAACGTGTACTTGTGGATAGCGTTCTATCAGCGCATAAAGAAAAGCGTATTCGAGATCCCCCGAGTGGTTGCCGTACACGCTCTTTATTGAGACGCGATTGCTATATTCAATTGTCAGCGGAACAATTTGATCAAACAGCTTCACTGCATCATGGAATGCCTGACGCATGTTTGCGTGATCTAGTTGTGTCCCTCTAACCGTTTGTGTTGCATGAATCTGATCACTATGGAACAGATCTCCCAATTGCTCGATCACAATCTCGTTGTATCCGTCCATGATGATCTCTCTAAGTTGACTCACCATGTCTTTTAGATCGGCGAATGTTGTCCAGCCAAAGTGCAGGTCAGGCAATGGGATGACTAAGTTACGATCGCCCGATTTCTTCATGCCGTAATTTACCGGAATGATTTTGTCATTGAACGCTTCAGCCATTTCACTTATCGATAAGCCTTGTTTCGGCTTTACACGAATATGAATGCTGTACTGCGGAACTGTGCCGTCTTCGGTACTATGTTGCTCATACACTTTGTAGTCGCCTAAGACCATCTCGAACTTATCAGGATCGTATCCACACAACTCCATCAAAGTTCGTGGGTCTTTATTTGGCTCATGCTTGAGTCTCATTAAGGCCGTGACTGTTTGACTACCATCAGCATTAAGAGCGACTTTTCTATCAACGGGTTGGCTGTTTCTATCTGTTTTCGCTAAATCGTGTTCATTCTTATGGGGCCTTTTGAACTCGATTCCAAGCCGTTTTGCTTTTCCCTGCAACGCGTCGTAGCTAATTCCGAGTTTGTCGGCTGTTTCTCGTCTAGTAAAGCCTTCAGAGGCGAGCTTCCTAATGTCGCTGATTTGTTCATCTGTCCATTGCATCTACTCGCCTCCGAAAATTATTATTTTACGCATTTCAGCAAGAGTTCGTTTGGCCGTTTGCCTTTTGCTTTAAAAGCTTGCTTTTTGCCCAAAATAAAAGCCACCTCGGTATGAGGTAGCTGTGTGTATTCACTGATATAGATTTGTTTTGCCGGACATTTTGCGAGCCAGCTTTGAAAAGCATCGTCATCAAAGCCGCCATAGTCTTTGCTTGTCCCGATATATGGTGGGTCACAATAGACAATATCTTCTGGACCAATCTTAAGTGATCGGTAATCTAACGTTAAAAATTCAAGTTGATCAATTTGCTCAATTTGCTGGAGTCGCTCAATTTGCTGGAGTCGCTCGAGCTGCTGGAGTCGCTTGAGGACGTCATAACGACTGTCAATATTCATTTTTTCCAATCGCCATTTGTGAAACATCTTGTATTTTCCAGAAATACTTGTCTCATTTTTTGTGTATGCATAAAGGCCATCAAGCTTTGTCCCTGTGTCTCCCCAAAATAGTGCTCGTGTCAGTTGCAATTTTTCTTTTTCGATTTTCTTTCCCCACAAATAACCTTTTAGTTCGTTGCCAAAGCTCCAAACGGTCAACACAAGAGTGCGCTCAAGCGAATCGGGCATGCTGTCTCGCCAGTTATAAAACGTTTTGCGATCCATATATACATACTTCATTAGATCAAAATGAGGGTTATCTTCGATCAACGCTTTTAACAGATTGACAACCGTTTTTCTCCGGTCATTGTAAACTACTTCGTCCCATTTACCGGATGAGGCTGCTGTTAGGCTAATTGAGCCACCACCCCCGAATACGTCAATGAGGCGGTGGCCAGCAGGTAATATGTCGATGATCTTTTCTGCCTTTTGGCCTTTGTTGCCGACATATGGTAATCCGCGTTTCCATTTTTCTGACTGTTTCAAATTGGGTTCCTCCGAAAATATGTATAAAAATAGCACCTCACGAAAAATGAAGTGCTTCAACGCAACCGCCGGAAGTCGAACCCGATAATAGAGGCCACAAAGTTAATCCTCCGGTTGCCGCTCGCTCTCCCAGTGTCAGATGGGGTCATCGCAATCTGTGTCCGGTCGCTAAACTGGACAAAGAACTGTGCCACGACCTGCCGTGGCTGGTCCCGCTCAACCGGGCAGCTCAGCCTCTAAGGAGGCATATAAGTTCACCCTGCTACTCATCGTCATGGTAGGCGTATCGGGACGTAGTGACGGTAGCTACTCCGTCACAGACCTTCACGGGTGATATGTGGCATGCGGGAATCGAACCCGCCTGACTATCTCAGTCAGTCCTCATTTGCCACGCCTTGCCACAGCTTTATCATCACTGAGGCTCGGAGGAAAAATGCGGTGTCTCAGGTTTCTCACCTTTGGCACAATACCATCATATGACGGAAAAGCGTGTTTTTTGTTGCATCATTGTTGCACGGATGTTGCAACTAGTTTCACTAGCGGACATATTTCAGCAAAAGCATAGAGAGCTTCTTGTGTTTGTCGCCAAAGGGTCGTTCGGTCAACATGCAAGTGAGCGGCTAACTGAAGGCTGGATTTACGTGTCGTCTTTGGAGTCAGATAGCTCTCAACTAAGATGATCCGGTAGTCTTCATTCTCTATAGATTCAATAGCGCCTTCACAGCACGCTATATAGTACAGCTCGTCAGCGTTCGATACGAGCTTGTCCTCGGCTTTGTTGCCATAGCTAGGTGACTTGGGCATGCCGTCCATCACGGGGCTTCTGAGCGCTATTTTGGTGCGTTGAGCGAGCCGCTTGTGATGCCAGTAGTTTCCCAAGACCTCTTTGGCGTTTTCAATTGTTTTGTCATGATCAATTGGGCTAAAATATCTCGTTGCTCGCACCACTGCGTCCACTCCTTATGGTATAATTTGGCTGGGTTTGGGAGATAAGCGTGCCTTCGTGGTGCGCTTTTTTATTTGCCTTCATCGTTCTTAACCGCGTACAGTTTTTCTTCGCTCATTTTTCGTCCTCTACTTTCTTAATAATCAGTGGTTCCGGAATATCGACTTTAATGTCATCGCCACGGGTATTGCGTGCCTTCTTGTGTTTGGCCATGTTCTCGTTAATCCAGCGGATACACTGAGATTGATACTTGGCTCGGTAATACTCGGTTAATGTGTTTAAGCCTGCTACTACGTACATTTGTGTGCCTCATTTCACTCTTTATTACGATGGTACTTTTCCAAAATTGGCTTGAAATATTTCTCTTCAGCCTCGCGCCGTGCCTTAATTGCGTCCTCTTTCTTGTCAAATCTCTGCCCAGTTAAATCAATTCTTGCCAACTCAATCACACCTCCTTAATCGATCTCTTCTGCTTCAATCTCAACACGTGGTTGATCGCTGTACCATTTGCCAACATGGATTTCGACTATTTGGTTGTCGTCTTCCCACAAAATACCGGTAAGCGCATCAGACACCGCTTTGTAATAGTTATCTGTATCCGGCTTAACAGTTGGTCTAATGATTCCGTCCCGTTTTTGCCTCCTAGTAAGCTTGCTACCGGCTTTTTGAATACATCTGTATACTTTTACGTTTATCCTGATAGAACCCCTCAGAGGCTCAATATGGAGCTCCTGACGTGCAATCTGCTTGATGTATTCTTTGTAGCCACGTGATTTTGGAGGATCATACGTACTTACATACTTTCCTCGCCGAGAAAACCTAGGCCGCCCTTGAGCAACCGGTTCACCGGGTATTGTTAGCCTTATCACGCTGGCTTCACGTCCTCATGCTCAATCATGCTTTTGCCTCCTCAAAATTTTTGTTTCGGTAAGTTCACATTTAGCTTTTTCAGATATCCCCGCCAAATGTCGTATGTGTTTTGGCAATAAGCTCGCGTTACTGGATCAGTTTCTTTTGTTGGTAAATATGCACTAGTTTTCCCATAATATTCTGACTCAGCCGTCTCTAACGCGTTGACCAATGTCACGTACGCCCATTTGTACCAAAACTTCTTCATACCAGTATCGGCTTGTTGCGCCTTTTTTAGATATTCCATGGCTTCATCAAGCTGCAGAATAACGAATAGTGAATATTGATAATGCCCCTCCTGCATATACGCATTGAACTCTTTAAGTGTCATAGTTGGATAAGCCATTTCAATATGCCACCTTAAACTGCAGCTTTGGTGCGAAGAAATTAAAATCAATGCTACCAAGTGCTCCTTCACGATTTTTTGCAATTGTTAAAGTCACAGTACGTATATCCGATTTTTCGTTCTGCCGGTCGCTATTCCAAAGGAATCCAACCGCATTGCTATCTTGCTCAATTGATCCTGACTCTCGTAAATCTGATAGTACCGGTTGCTTGTCTTGACGATTCTCAACACCTCGTGATAATTGGCTAAGCAAAACAATCGGGATACCAAGCTCGTTGGTCAGCACTTTGAATTGACGGGTGATCTCTTCAATTTGAAGACGGCGATCAACTTGGCTGCGAACACCAATCAGCCCGAGATAATCAACAATTGCAAGATAGCCTTTATCAGCGTCAGCGGCTCGCTGTCGCATTGTTTTAACGATCTGGGGTAATTCTACCTGCTTGTCGTAAAGTTGCAGGCGGTAGTCTTTAAGGACGTTTCCCGCCTTTTCAACCTCAACCTTCTCAGCATCGCTTAGACTTTTCTGCGGGTTGATGAATTTGCCAGCACTGATGCCAGTCTTGCAGGCCAACAAGCGGTTGTAGTTTTCTGCATTTGACATTTCAAGTGAAAACATATCAACTGTCAATTCCGGTTGCTGTTTCAAAGCCTCAACGATGAGATTAACCGCGAATGCTGATTTACCGACACCAGGGCGCGCACCAATCGTCAACAAACGTCCCGGCATCAAGCCACCACCAAGAATATTGTTAAGAGTGAAGTACGTTTTAATCCCATTGTCAGTAGCACCGTGTATCATTTTGTCCTCCATGGCCGCTGCCAAATCTGCAATGCTACTTTCAGTTACCGTCTGACTGGCAGCAGTAGCATTCTGCGAGGCAACCATCATTGCAGTAAGATTGTCCTCGCTTGGTTCTTCCGAGTACGCTTGTGCTGCTTTAATGAGCTGACTACGGAAATAGTCCCGCTTTAGCTTGCCAACCCACCAGTCAAAACGTGAGGTGCCAAAATCACTGGTCATAATGTATTGCCAATCTGCTGCTGACATCACGCCGGGATGAGTTGTATCGAAACCATCCTGCAATTCCAGCGTATCGACGTCACCTGGCAACTTGTTCATGTAGGCAACTACTTCAGCGTACTGCTGGCTGTTAAACCATTTAGGGTCAATCCATTCAGACTTGATGAGTTCCGGCTTCGTATATAAGCCATACATGACATGCGGTTCAGGACTGCTAGGGTCATAAAGCTTTTTCGTCAAGCGTTTTGCCTCCGTTCATCGTATTCAGCAATGTAACGTTTAGCATCTTCTGGATTGATCGGAATTCCCTGCGCTTCGATTTCCTCAAGCACGCGATCTAGGCTGTTGTAATCAAGGTACATAGCAATGGATGTTTGTTGCGGGTCAAACTTAGGCTTACGGGATTGCTGTTCCTCTTGCTCTTCCTTAATAACCTCCAAGTAATCATTCCAAGATTCTTGGTTAAAGAACGTGCTGCCATCTTTTATGAATTGCTTTTCTGTTCCTTTGCTCTTGATTAGCTGTCGATAAGCCACAATGCCATCTTGAATTTGTCTGTTGGTAGCAGGGTTCTTCTTTCTACTCATTACCCGTTTGTACGCAGCTAGTGCCGGCTTCTTGCCGATCTTCTTTGGATACAGTTTCCATAGCTTTTCAAAGTCACTCTCTAACGTGCTGGATGCACGTATGTTTTTATTAATACTTGTATTATTCTCTTGCCCATTTTTGGGCATAGGGTATACCCGTTTTTGGCTATAGGTATTACCATTTTTGGGCATAGGGTCTGTACGAATTTTGATATACCTTTTTTCAATTTCTTTGGTACCGTCTTTGTATTTGACATGACGTTCAATATATCCGCTGTCTTCTAAAGCACGTAGCCATCTTTGTATAGTGGTTTGACCTACCTCGTACAAAGTCATAAAGTA